TCGCCTCGCAAGACACGATCGGCGACTCTTCCGAATTGAATACGAGGTTGTCCCACTTCCCGCCGTTGTCCATCGACAGCCGGTGGTGCGTCTCGTAGAAGAAGCCGGACGACCTGGTCGGCTGCGACGCGAGACAGATGCGGTTACGGGCATCCGTCAACGAGCCGGTGATCACGCCGAAGTTGGCATCCGGAACACCCGACGCCTCGTCGATCAGCCATAGCAGCCAGTCGCGGTGCGCGCCGGCCAGGTTCTCAGGCGAGCCGCGCGGCGCGGTCTTCGCTACGATCCACCAGTTGTCCTTGAAGCCCTTTACATAGACGCGGGACGCCTTGATCTCGAAGTATTCCCAAATCCATCCCTGCAGCCCCGTCTGTATCCGCGCGCTGAGGTCGGCGAATTCCTTCCACACGCCATCCTTGATGGTCGTGATCTTCGGCCCGGACAGGATCGTGTTTGAGCCGTAGTAGCAAAGCAGATGCCAGAGCGCGATGATCGCGTATCCCGACGTTTTTCCGGTCCCGTGACCTGACGATACTGATGTCCGCGCGCCAGGCACGCTGATGCTGTCGAACATCTCGATCTGTTGCCACGTCGGATCGAGCCCACACACCTCGATCGCGAACCGCGTACAGTCCTCGGCATATCGATCGACGAAGTCGAGGTAACGCGGATCCTCCGGTAGAGGCTTCTGCTTTGGCTTACGCGACATCTACCCGCCTACTTCCGCGATTCCCGGCGGGCACGAATCGCTTCGCGGCCGCGCTCGGCGTTCTCTGTCGCGCGCTTGTACGCGGCATCAAGCGCTTCTTGCGTGGTGGCCGTGACGGTCGCCTGCACCTCCTCCTCACCCTTCGTTCGCCAGCCTGCGATGTTCATCGCAGCGAGCCCGGCGAAGCTTGGATTCCACGTGCCGGCCATGCCGCCCTCGATCAAAAGAGCGTTCCCGAGATCGCGCGCGCGCGCGTAGGCGTCAGAGAATTCGGGGTGTCGAAGGCTTTTCTTGTCGGGTGCTAAAGCGGTCGCCCAAGTATGCAAAGTCTCACGCGTGACGCCGATCATGGCCGCGAATCGCTCCATCGTCGGATACCGATTCACGACTACTTTCTTCTCCGTCGCCGTCTTCCCGTTCCCAATCGGAACCTCGACCTCCTCAACGCGTTCGACGTCGATGTTGAAGAACTCCAGGATGCGATCGCAGTACTCGGGCCGGTAGGCAGTGGGCTGCCCGCGGCCGCGCTTCTCGACAGGTTGGCCCCCCTCTTTGCTCGCCTCCTCTGCCGCAGCCTTGCGCGATGATGCAGCCCGTCCCGCGGGAGCGGGGCGTTCTGGGGCTTTCTTCGCGCTGATCGTTAGTTGCGGCTTAGCCGTCTTGCGCGGCGGCGCATCTTTCGGCGCGGCGTCTTTCTTCGGGGGAGGCTTGGCCGGCTTCTTCGCGGCGGGAGTCTTCTTCGTCGACATTGCTCTAGTTCCACAATCCACTGGGGTGCGGCGAAACGGCCCACGCCCCTACTGCACAAGCGCCGACGACCACCGGCCACAATGGCCACCGATCAACGGTGGCCACCGTGCCGGCGAGCGCCAGCAGGAAAATCAAAGGGGTGTTCAATCGAGATCCAGCTCCCTCTGCGAAAAACGGTCGGTCAGGTGCGGGATGGGCGGCATCTTTCCATCCCGTAACTCGCGGAAGTACTCGTCGATGCCGTGCCACTCCTTCAGCTTCTCGCGCAGCGGCTCGGCGGCCGTGTCGAGCAGCTCAACAGCCTTCAGGACCGGATTGCTGCCCAGCAAATCGTCGAACTCGCCGCGCTCGCGCAGCTTCTGCAACGCGCACGTGACGCGCTCGACCGCGTCAACGACCCGGCGGTAGTCGCGCGGCACCGGTTGGGTCTGGTTCGTGAACATGACCATCGCCGAAGCGATCTGCGATGCGCACGCCGCCATGACGTCTTCTGTGCCGCGTAAGATCGCGTGCTGCTGCTGTACGCGGGAGTCGTACTCCTCGTTCGGCGACAGACCGAGCAGGAAGTCGACCGACACCGAGTAGGCGTGCGATACCTTGAGGAGGAAATCGAGGTCGCGGGGCGGCACGACCGCCCCGCTCTCGATCTTGTTCAGCTGCGCGCTCGTCTGGTACCCGAGCCGCTTCGCCGCCTCAACCTGCGTCATGCCGTTGCGCAGGCGCGCAACGATCAGGCGGTAGCGGTATTCCTCCTGCTCGCGCGGGCGGTCCGGGTTCACCGTGAAGCTGTTGAGCGGGTGGCGCATGCGCCGGCGCACCTTCTGTTCCGCTGATTGAATGAACACGTCCATGAGCTTCTCCTGTCCGCACTCGGGCCTAGAAAGGCATCTCGTCGAAAAACTCCGTACGGATGAGGGAGCCTGATTGCGTGTGAAACGCGGCCGCCGGCGTGGCCGTCAAGTACACGTGGCCGTCGTGCGTGCGCGCCAGGCGCGCCGCCTCCCCCTCGGCATCCACCTTCGAGAATCGATTCCCGTTCGGTAGCGGACCGCCCGTGGTGCTCAGCACGATCCAGTAGGCGTTGTCGTAGTTGACCTGGTCTGCTCGCGCGCTCATGACGCCCTCCCGCGGGCAACCATCGCGTACACCGCGCCGTCCGTAACTGCTCGCGCCGTCGCGCGCGCCATGCTGACGAGATAGCTCTTGTCCGTCGCCTTGCGCGCGGGAACCGGCTTGTGCGGCTTTCCGGTCAGATAGAAGCGCGTCAGATGCGTGTCGCACGCTTCTGCCCGCACGTATCCGGCCTTGATGAGGTATTCGACACGCTCGCGCACGTCGTCGTAGAACTGGGCCGTGCCCGCCTGAATCTCGGGCCGGTTCGCGCCGGGGTGGCGCTGCAGGTAATCGCAAATCTCGCGGTGGGTCAGGTTCAATCGGTAGCCGTTCATGGTGGTCAGGTTTGGTTAGGGTTGGTTGATCCTCCAGCGCGGAGGGGATGGCGCTATTCACATAGGCCGTATGCGGACGAACAGGCCGTCGCTGGCTCTGCATCCGCGAGTAAGTCGTATTGCCGCCCGCCGCGGGTCGTCTTGGCCCAGTCGATGACCTGCCAGATGTGCGATTCAGCGCCGGTGTGGCCGCCGTGGCTCGACAAGTGCATGAAAGTCACGGGCGATCCCGGGCGGCATACCGACGTAACAAGTCGTTCCCATGCAGCGATACGCTCGATGTGTTCGGGGAAGCGGCGTGCGATCTAGCGCAACTCGGCCTTCGACGAGTTGATGCACGGCATGCACCCGACGCGCGTCATCCCCTGTCGATAGAGCGGGTTCGGCCGGATGCCGGCTAGGGCGTGCGCCTCGAAGACATCCGACACGTTCCAGCGGAGGATCGGCCTGTAGACGGCGTAGTAGCCACCGCGGTCCTCATACGACGGCAACCACCGACGCGCCTCGCTCTCGTCGGCGCGTACGCCCTGCCACGACTCGACAGCAAACCCGCGGTCGATCATCTCGATCTGGTACTCGGTGATGGGGTTTCGCTTCAGATATTCGGTGCAGTACTGGCGCTTCCGCGACGGGAATCCGCCCTTCAGCATGCACACATCGAGGTATGGATTGCCGGTCGGGTGGAGCAATTCGAGCGCACGGGCAGCCGCCTCGGGCGTCCAGGCATACATAAACTCGCGCTTACCGTAGATGGCGGATTCCGGCTCGCCGGCGGCAATCCGAGCGAGGTTGGCGCGCTTCGTCGCGAACTCGTCGGTAAAGTCGGCACGCACGACGTCGACCGTGATGTCGAGCGAGCGCGGCAGATAGTCGAGAGCGTATTCATAGGTCGCTTCGTGCTCGTTGCCAGTATCGGCAAACACTGCGCGCACGTTCTCGTGCCCGTGCAGCTCGAGCGCGACGAGCAGCGTTGCGGTGCTGTCCTTACCACCGGACAGCGACACAACGTGGAGGGTCGGTCGATCGCTCATGCGACCTCCAGGCCCAGCGCCTGCTGGATCGGGGCGTGCTTCCGCTCCCAGAACGTAAGAGATTGATGAGCCTCGATCCGGTCGCGCATCACCTGCGCACGTGACTCTTTCGTCGGTGGCGTGTACGGCCCGCGCCACGCGCCATCAATCCCGATGTTCCGAGCAATGTTCGTGCTGTCCGCGCTAGCGAACGGGAAGCGCGTGAAGACGTCCGGATTGAGCATGCGCAGCCCGTGGATCTTGCAGATCGGGCGGCCGTGCTTATCGCAAAGCACGTCCATCGCTTCCGCCATGCGCCGATACCACGTAGACGTTCCCACGCTCGCGAATTCGCCCGAGCTGCCCAAGCACACCCGCGGCCATGCGAGGGCCA